GCAGGACTTCACCGGCCTGCGCCGGTTGATGGAAATAGGGACGCCGAATACCATCGCGCGGTTGTGTAGCGACAACCCTGGCTCGCTTTTTTTGGAGTGGTAAATGGAAAAGCAATTAGTGCCGAAGCCGAAATTCAAACGAAACCAGAGAGTCTGTGCCGAGCGGTTACACGAGAACAGGACCTTCATCCGAGATTTTGGCACAATCGGAGAGATTGCGATTATCATTGAAGGCGACCGGCGAATTCTTTATAAGCTGTGGCCATCAGGAACTTGGGTTGATGAGCATCACATCATCGGAACATGGAGCGCGACTGACGAATTCAAATCGAGTGAAGGGCAGTTACAAGGCGCGGAATGAAGGCGCGGGCTTCGAAAACATTTTCGAGATGCGCGCACGTCAAGACGGCATTCTTCCCGTCAAGCACAAGCTCCAAGCGAAGTGGAAAACAAGAAACGGAAAAGACTGGGACCTGGCTCCTGAAAAATCTTTCGTGGACTTCTCTTTGTTCTTCGAAGGCAAGGCTGCTGTCGTAGACGTCAAGTCCATCGACGATGACAGGTTCCCGATGTCGCTCATCACTCGGCACCAGCTAGACACTCTCTCGCTGTGCGGAGAACAAGTCCCGTCGGGCTACGTCGTTTGTTTTCGGGAAACGTTTCAAGTTGTTTTCTTCCCTTGGTACGTTCTTATCAAGTGCCGCCCAGATAGTTCCCTGAGCGCGAAGGACGGTGTGATCCTCGGAGGCCTGAACAATTTTTCTGTGCGCGCGATCTTTCTCACTTTGGTCCGTAAACCTCAAGATCTTATTCTCCGAAACAGTTAGTGCGAACCGGCCTCTGCGAGCGATGGTCACCCGGGTGATCAGACGTGTTCAAAGTCGCGATAGTGGAGCGCCGGTTCGTCCCTAAATTCGCGCGAACATTCAAGAAAAATCTGGACTGGAATATAAGATCAGGCAAACCGATCTGTTGGAAGGTTCGAAATTTAACCTCCCTTTCTTTCGCATCGAGGCCGCTCAGAATCAGCTGGGCGGTCTCAACTTTTCGTTTGACCTGCCGATTCTTTGAATGCCACGCTTCAGATTCAACAAAAAGTTTTTAGGCAATGAAGCCGCCGACCGATCGGGAGGATCGTAGATGTCACAAAAAGAATTCCGCACGCCTCAACAGCGTCAAGCCCAAGCACAACGAAAACAGCAGCAACAAACAGCAGCTCCCCAACAGAGAATTTATTCTTCAGCTGTTGAGTTCGACTCGGACACCTTCAAGTTGTCGGAGCAGGAGTGTCAGCGCTATGATTCGGTGACGAAGAAAAACTACTTTGTCAATCATGCTCACATTTATCACACGAAAGATTCGGGCGGCAAAGACATGTCCGAGTGCGGACCGACAGCCGGTCACTTTCACGTGATGACGGTTCGACAGAATGGACCGGGAATGCTTCCTTCGGTGGTGGTCGGGCCTCCGATGAAATACATCAAAGTCAAGGAAGGGAAGACCCAACGAAAAAAATTGGTTCCCTACAACGGTGAAGACGATCACACCCACGAGGTCGTTCACCTGGGCTCTTCGCGAATGAAGCCGCGCTCTGCGAACGTAGAGGCAGCCAAGGTCGCGACACAGGACGCTTCTAAACTCGCGCCTATTCCAGGAATAGGAAGCGGAGACGGACTCCCTCCTGTCGTCAAGGCTGACGGAACTGCGAAGGTCGAAGCGACGTGACAATCCCAGAGATGGTCCGTTCGGACTTCAAGGAGTTTATTGAAACCGATGTTTCGGTTCCAAGCGATCTCCGTGCCGCATTGAAGTCCAACGAACGAGTTCCTTTGTTCATGGACAAGCTGTCAGACGAGATTCGAAAAGCCGATGCTGTCATTCGACGCAGAGGCGGAACTATGGACCGCGTGAAAATCAAAATGCTGGTCTTCGAACTCACCAAGCAGTTCGTCCACTTCGTCAAGATAAAATGTGAAGAGCATCACATGAGTGATTTAGCTCAGAAGGCTATCAAGACCGAAGTTGAGGGCGACGAACTCACCAAAAAATTAGACGACAACGGCAACGCAGATTTCACGGAAGAACTCGGAGTTCAAATTGTCGACAGAGAACCAGGGCGGACGCCCAACAAAATACTCGAATAAGTTCCCGGCGATGCTGATCGAGCACATGAAGCAACCGGCTCCCTACGAGACCTTTGGGACTGTTGCGGGTGTCGCCAGGTCCACGCTTTACGAGTGGGAAGAAATGTACCCTGAGTTTTCGGACGCCAAGAAGGTGGGACGCGAGTGGCAGTACTTGAACCTCTACAAGCTCGGGTTGGCGGGCATGACCGGTCAACTGACGACGGTGAGAAAAGAAACGACTGTGAAAAAGAAGAACGGCGATGTTGAGACTACGAAGGAATACGCGCACGTCTTCGGTCAGGCCGCTTGGATTTTTATGATGAAGAACATGCAGTCGTGGAAGGACGAGCCGGACACCAGCGAAGACGATTGGGTTGACGAAATAACTTTCGGCGGGAAGCCTGCTCTTGGGGTGAAGTCTGGATAAGAAACTGGTTCTCAATTTAGAGGTCACAGACTTCTTGATCGCAGGTCTTTTGCTTTGGAACTTGTATCGACTTGTCAACGGTGACTTTGAAACTGACGCCGATGGATTCGCAATCTCTGTGTTGATCTCTCTGAACGTCGGTTACTTCATTTTCTCTTGGAAGAGACTGGTGGTTTTCAAATGAGCATGTCGATCGATCAATTGTTCAGAGAGCGCGATCCCAAGAAGTACGTCCACAAGAAAACGGGAATGAGAGTGGAAGCGATTCAAGCTCGAGGCCCGTGGATCGATCCTCCGGCGAGGGAGGGTGATTACATTGTTCAGAAAGAAAGTGGGTACTCATGGAAATATGTCGTGTACCCAGAGAGTTTATTTAACGCCGAATACGCGGAGGTCAAACCACTTGGGCGCAGGTAACGGAGTAGAACGAAAACAAAATGTAGAAGTCACGCGCGATGCGAACGGGCTTTGTCCGCACTGTAAGGCTTCGCTTGGAAACGATCATTACAACTGGTGCAAGTTCTTCGAGCACCCGGACGCGAACAAACCGTATCCAGATCCGCGCGTTGGATGGCATAGCTGTCGCCTTCACGGGCACTATCGAACGCAGACTTGTGGAGACTGCGACATAGAAATATTAAAGTTGCGAGCGTTAGAGGACGAGTTCACGAAGAAAAAAATCAGACATGGTCAATCATCCTCCGCACTACAAGTCTCATCCGAGCGGTATCGAGTGCATCGAGATCACTCGTCACATGGGATTCAACCTCGGCAACGCGATCAAATACATTTGGCGATCCGATCTTAAGAACTCGGCCATTGAGGATCTGAAGAAGGCTCGTTGGTACCTGGACGATGAAATCAAAAAGCGCGAAGGCGTCACAGTGGAGATGAAGTGAGGTGGTGGCTGTTGAAGAAACTTCTCCGTTGGTACTCTAAGAATGAATTAGACCAATGGGATTGCTTTCAAGTTCGCACTGAAAAATACGGCGCGGTTTATATTACGTTCACTCGAAAGCTTGTCGGCGCAGACGAACTTTACAAGGAGATTTGAATGGGCTCTAAAAAGAAGGCGAAAAAGAAGTCAATTGTACAAACGGGGAAAAATCTCCCCAAAAAACCAGATCCAACATTTCGTCCGTGGTCGAAAGAGCAGCAGCTCGGGAAGAAAAAGAAATGACAGAACAGGAGTTCACCCAACAGAAGCGCGACTTGGAGCAAGAGGTCCCGTTCCGCTCTAGGGCTGTGCTGATGCTGATCGCTGAAATTCTGTGGGCGATGTATCAGGAACTCAAAAAAAGGTAAGCCGTGAGAGAACTCGCGGACTACTTTGACGAGCACAAGCTCCTGGTGACCAAGGCCGGAGACGGTGGGGACACGGCAGCCAACACGGGCCGGTGGGCGTTTCTCTACGCGGCTTGGTTCTCAGACGATCACAGAAGTTTCTTGAATCTGAAATTGGCTTACATAAGCGCTATCGAAAAGCTGACTGTCAGTCCCGGTGTGCTGGTGAGACACCCAACACAGTGGAACGATCCGAAGGATCTTTCGCGCGATCAACTCCGCATCAACTGGATGGCAATGGGCATGTATGATTTGCGGCCGCAAATGAACGAGTTCTTCTGGGCCCATCTAAAGCGTTGCGGGAAGTATCAGAACTGGGACTTCAGCTCGCCGGAGGACATCAGCGTATGGATCCGTATCTATCGAGTCTGGTGGCTGTGGCCGGTCCTTCTCGTCACAGATTGGTTCACGGTCCTTCAATCGATCGTTTGCTGGTTTCGCCTGGCTTGGAACTACGACGATGTCGCCGACTGCTTAAATCACGACTGCGTTCTCGTTCAGGGCTGGCTTATATTGCCGACGCCGGTGACATGGCTCGCTCGTGCCGTAAATGCCCGCAGGCCAAATAAGTGGAACTTGGGACCAGTCGGCCACAGGATCATGTTTCCGTGGCGCTGGTACCACCGGGAGAAGCCTACGGACCCAATCGGGGAGTCACCTCCGATCGACGACATCGCACGTCCCGTTTTAGGGCGAGTGTTTAAGTTCGATGCATAACAGGTCTAGTTTGCGCATAAACAGAACGCGGTGTTCCACGTGGAACAATCTCTGAAACGGTGAGTTAATTGGGATCGATCGATTTCAACTACGACATGAACAAGCATCAGGCGGAGTACCATCCCGATGTTTGGTCGAAGTTCCTTCACCTGTCGGGCGGGTTCGGCTCGGGCAAAACTCACGGCCTCATGATGAAGATCTTTCAGCTGTCGTACCTCAATCGTGGGTTCCCTGGTGGACTGCTGGTGACGGACTTTAACGACTTCCACAACGATCTCCTTCCGCTTATGGAGGAGACGCTCGACCGGCAAAGGGTGAGATACAAATACGAGAAGCGGAAGTTTTTCTTCCCTTGGACTCGGGCTCCTCTCTATGTGGTCTCTGCCAAGAAGAAACTCCGAGGACCGAACTGGGGTTGGGGAGCGATCAACGAACTCACTCTCATTCCGTACTATCGTTTCAAAGAGTTCATAGGCCGGGTTCGTTTGCCGGGCTGTCCGTTCCCTCAGATCGCCAGCTGCGGAACTCCTGAAGGTATCGGTGACGAGTACTACGACAACTTTGTCGAGAAGCCTTTTCACCCGACTTTAAGAATGGTGACGGGCGACACTCGCGACAACGTGATGAATCTGAACGCGGATTACATCGACACTCTGGAGGCGAGTTACGATCCGGTGATGCTCGATGCGTATATGCGCGGGCTCCACGTCAACATGAAGGGCAACCGATTTTATTATTCGTACGATCCGAGGAGGAACGAAGACAAAACAATCGAGTCACCGGAGGACTTCGAAGACGTTCACATCTCGCTCGACTTCAACGTGGAGTTCATGAC